CATAAGATATATAATCTGGATATTCAATAAACTTTGTCTCTAAAAAGTCGCATTCATCTAGTCCACAAACTTCCATTTGTAATTGCATTTGTATCCAATATTCTTTCTTGGGTATGCCGTCTATTTCTCGGTTTACAATATTTTTTATTTCTAACATACGACCATAACGCGGTGACTTAGGGTCTACATTAATTCCATCAGGGGACGCACCTAAGAACAAATACTTTTCGTGTTGGATACAGCCAAAATCTTCTACTTTTGTTTCATATTTGTGCTCATATATTTTTACCGAAAGTGGCTCGTATTTTTGTCCCCAGTGAAGCGTTGAGTTTGTATTTACCATTACGACTTCTTTGATGGTCTTGACGTCTGTAGCGACCACTTTTACATCTGTAGCTACCGCTTTTACATCTGTATCTATTTCGTTGTTATTTGTTTCATCATCAGAAACTCCGTCCACATACAAGCTTTGATTTAAAGGTTGGCATTTTTCGTATATCAATTGATTTTGAATTGTCTGATTTTCAAATGCTTTATATGCATTAGAAGCAGTAATTAGATTATGCCGAAACTCATACCATTCTTTGGTTCGCTGAACGGGCTGTGGTTTGTTTCTTAGAACGTTGATTTGTTTTGTTAGTTCCGTTATAGAAGGCATCGCTTTTAATATAATGCTGTCACTATAAGAACGAGGAGGAATACTATATTGAAAGAAGTCTTGTTTCGCGTGTTCAATAATAGTTTCCATTTCTTCTTCGGCTTCTTCCGTGTAAAATATGTCAAAATCAAAATGGGAATGCATTAGTTCGGTAATATTTTCGTCAAATAAGTCGTCAAAATCTGGCTCTGAAATAAGTTTTGGGTGTTCCTTTATAAACTCATCCATTAAATGAATACAGGTCTGATATAGTTCAATGGTTTCTTCCTCATTGAAAAACTTTGGGTCTTCTTCGGGAACAATTTGATCTGTAATATCTACCAATTCTGTTTCAGCCATTTATTAATAATATGATAAGATGTTTTTATATTATTAATAATAATCAATTTTATCAGGGAACCAAGGGTTCATACAAGTCGCCTAGCGGCTTACCGAACCCCTCCTCTTTTTTACTCCGTTTTTACTACGTTATAAACCTTTCCCAAAGGTGGAAAAAATAATTTTTTAGGGCACATTTTGGCTCCACCTTTTTTTAAAAGGCGGAAAAAGAATATAAAGACATTTTAACATATTTAATTGTTTTCCTTTGTTTTAAACAAATCCAATAACCATTCGCGACACATCGCTTGGCAATTTGTATAACAGATTGGTTTTATTTTCTTCTGGACACTCATTTGAGGCTAACCAAACCAAATACTTACGCTTTTCCCAATTCGCTTCTTCTTTTGTTCGTATTCGCCATTTTTTCATTTTTCCTTCTTTATTATATTCTATCACATATAAATAAGGTTTTAAACTTTGTAACCATTGTGCTACGTGTAAATGTTTTTTATCACAAACCCAACGAAACACGCTTTCATTACGTGCCGAAATATCAATATTTGGTTTTATTTGGAGTAACCACTTAGCTACCTCTAGATACCCATAGGCACAAGCCATAGTAAACGCTCCTTCATTACTTACTGAAATATTAATAGAAGGTTTTATTTGAAGCAACCACTTGGCTACTTCTAAATGACCACTTCGACAAGCATAAACAAACGCTCTTTCATCATTTGCCGAAATATTAATCGTTGGTTTTATTTGAAGCAACCACTTGGCTACTTCTAAATGACCATGAATACAAGCACAGAAAAATGCGCATTCGTCATATGCCGAAATATTAATAGTTGGATTTGATTGATACAATCGTCGTGCTCCCATTAAATCCCCATTTCCACATAATAAAATAAATCGTTCTTCCATTTTTCCACCTTTTAAAAAAGGTTATAACAAAGTATAAACGAAGTATAAGCCAAAAATATGTTTCAATTTTATCAGGGAACCTTGGTTCCATGAAAAAATTGAAATTAAAATACCTTTCATCTTTTAATTATACTTTTGAAAAATGGGTTCATCCGCTTCTTCTTTTGACTTTGTTGAATGGTATGTTAAATGTTTATTGCTTGCAAACTCATCACCGCCTCCAGTTGATTAAAAATACAATAAATATTATATGCTTTTAATTCATTTACTTATTCAAGTTAATCCGTCAGAGTTTACATATAATCATTATTATTATGATAAAAATTATTCTAATTATATTCAGTATTGTGAACAGTATTTGTCTTCTTGTGTAAGGTATTTACATTATTTTGGACGCGATGATGAGGCTGTGTTTCTTGGACCTAGCGACCGACCCGCTTGGGAATATGTAATTATCGCAAACTTTTATCACTATTCCAGTCATATATTTGACTTATTTCAAGACAAAAGTATTAAATACGTGGGCTGGAATTGTGCAAGATTGACTGAAAGGATAAATTATAAATTGCATTTAATCAATAGGGACGATTTACATTTTAGAGTATAAGTTGATTATTATTTGTTAAAAACAATATATAATATGTCTTTGTCTCATTTTTCATTTTTCTTTTTGTTCGCTATAATTTACCTCCTCATCTGATTCCGAGTCTTGTTGCTTTATATTTTTCGCCGTTCCCTGTTTCTTTTTCGGAGTCAGCCCCTTTAAAGTAGAAGTGCGTTTATCTATATTCTTTAATGTGAAATGATTAGACGGCTTATTAAAAAATAGCGCGGGTATATCTTTTATTTCTCCAGTCGCTTTATCATAACTAACATCTTTTACACGTTGTAATCTCTTTTTATCGAGACATTCTCTAAAAAACACAATTAGTTTATTATATTCGTCATCTGATAACTTTTGTTCATCTCTGTAATTTTCAGCAAATGCGGTTAGCTTTCTTATTTTAGCCGTTTTGTCCAATTTGCTCCAAGGTTCTCCTGAATTGGAGATTTTTTCGTTTTCTAGAAATTTATCCAATTCGGATAAGTCTGTGGAAGATTTTGTTTCTGGTATTACAATTCCATTTAATATAAGTGTCTTATACTTTAGCGTCTTTGTTTTTTCTGTTTTCGTTATATCTGTCTTTGTTTCGCCATCTATTTCATTTGTTAGTTCTTTACTCATCCTTTATATATAGTATATTAAGTTAACTTTAACTCAGTTTTTTAATGATATATTTCCACCTTTAAAAAAGGTGGAGCCAAACATTTCCACCTTTAAAAAAGGTCCGAAGGGACTGGCGTTGCGGAGCCAAACATTTCCACCTTTGAAAAGGTCCGAAGGGACTGGCGTTGCGGAGCCAAACTTTTCCTTCCACCTTTGGGAAAGGTTTTAAACGAAGTAAAAATGAAGTAAGAGCCAAACATTGTATCTATTTTGGGAAAGGTCCAAAGGAACTGGCGTTGCTTATAACGGAGTAAAAACGAATTAAAAACCAAAAATCTTATCCACTTTTGAGTAAGAAGGAGCAAAATTATAATATATTTATAGGTTATTGTATAATATAATGAACCGAGAAGAAGAAAAAGAAGAAAAAGAAGAAAAAGAGGGGAAAAAAGAAGAAGAAGCAAACAACTTTATTAAAAAACTTTTTATTGAAGAACCATCAATGAAAAACAAGAAAATCGCCGCAAAAAAGGAGAAGAAAATGCGTGTTGAAACCAAAACATGGGGGCTAAATGAGCACGACCTCATTTACGAGAAACAATTAAGTATTTTAAGAAAAATACAAGACGCTACGTGTGAAACGGACTCTTACACTTCAAAAATAATTTCACACATTAAATCAAAAATAGGTAGCTACAAACAACAAGACATAACAAAACACAAACTCGACGGAGATCTTTTTGTTTCTTTTCAAGAGGTGATTCGTTTGTTAGTTATTAGCGAAATGAAATGTTGTTATTGTTCCGATAATGTATATGTGTTATACGAAAAAGTAAGAGAAGCAAAGCAATGGACGTTAGACAGAATAGACAATGACTTAGGACATAATGTTGGTAATTTAGTGATTGCTTGTTTAGAATGTAATTTAAAACGGCGACGAACTAACAAAGACGCATTTATGTTTACCAAAAATATGGTGATTGTAAAAAGTGAAAGTAGTTGTTAGTTATATACCTTGTCAATACTAACAAAATACGTTGAATACGTTAAATGGTTAATTTGTTTGCTGTTATAATAATATATATTATTAAATGAAAGTCCTATTATTAATCATATTTAGTGAAACAGAGCTATATAATTATATGCTAGAAAATCAAAAAAGTTATATTCACTCTCACCAACATATTGACGTCTATTTTGTAACACTTAACAATCAGTTAATAAAAGATGTGTTAGTTAAAGACGACATTATTTACATTAAGGGAACAGAAAGTTACACAAATATATTGTATAAGACAATTGAAGCGCTCGACTACTTACGTAAAACATCTTCCTATAAATATGATTACGTAGTAAGGAGTAACATATCCACCATCGTAATGTTAAATAACTTATACGCTTTTTTATCCAATTATGAAAGACATAATGTTTATACGGGAGGCAATGTGGAAACGTTAAGATGGCAATTACAAACTTATGAGATTAGCAAAGAAAAACAAATGTGTAGAAATAATTATTATGGACTAAAATACATTCAATGTATCGGAATCATAATGTCATATGATTTGGTTGAAAGTATTTTAAATATGAAAAGTATTATAGAATATGACATAGTTGATGATGTTAAATTAGGCATAATTATACGAGACTATTTTCCAAACGTGTATATGAATATAACCAAAATGTTAGTTGCGAAAACGTCTTATAATTGTTATGACTCGGAATCAATATTTATAAGAAACAGGACACAAGAAAGGAAAATGGATGTTCATAATATGAGACAAATGATTTTACATATAAAAAATGTGGATTATGGGTATTTTGACAAAACAATTTACTTAACACATAAAAACATAGACGAAAAATTAAAAAACGTCGGAACACAATGGAAGAACCTTAATCCTGAATACAATATAGAATTATATGACGATCAACGTTGCTTAGAATTTTTAGACAGACATTACGGCAAAAAATATTGCAACCTTTTTCGGTTTATTAAAGATGGTCCAATAAAGGCCGATTTTTTTAGAGCATGTATAATTTATTTGAAAGGCGGAATATATGCGGATGCGGATATAAAACCTGTCAAACCACTAAGTCACTATGTTGATGACAATGTTGATTTAATGACGTGTATATCATATAATTACACAAAAACAGAAAAAGCATTTTGCTATAATCCACAACTAATAATTGCGAAAAAGTTTTCGTCTGAAATGTTTGAAATAATGAAGAAATACGAATACTTATATGACAATGAAAAAGACAAGTATCATTATTGGAACTGGTCTATTTGTAATTTGTTTCATAAAATACACGATTTTGATATTCGAGCAAATGCAAACAATACTTTTTATCTAAACGACAAGAAATACAAGTTTATTATTGAAACCATATTGGATAATGAAACGGAATTGTCTTATGATTTTAGTAATTATTTTGAAAATAACAATAATGCTACGCTGTCGCAAAAGCGTAGACTAAATGTAAGTTGTAAATATATGGGGGAAGATGTATTAGATAATTTTCAGAATAAATAAGTGTAAATGTAAATATAATTATGTCAAATAATTATAATGCATAATTATTGGAAATGGAGTTCAGGATACACGGAAACATATTATAGAAGTCCGAGAACAAGCAAAACAACGGGAGCAAATCATTATACGGGTGTTGTTCAAGAACAACATTATGACAGCCGTGTTAACGCAATTAACCAATCTTTAGGAGACAGTTTTGAAAGTCAAGATTCAGACTTAATCAATATAACAAACACTATGTTTTCTCGCAACCAAAACCAAAGCGGAACAAGACGGGAGGACATTGATTGTAAAATGGCGGATAGAGAAATGTTAGCACAACGCGGTGTAAATCCGTTTTTACAAACGAGCTACGTGAATGACATAGTTACCCGAGATATGTTTTTGAAGCCAGTCAATACAACTCAGGGGAGAGTGAAGCAACAAGACAAAAAAAGTGAAGAGGATTTATAGGTTTTATAGGATTGGCTAATCGTTTATGTCTGAATTAGCGTCATCAACAGCATCATCATCGTCACCATCGTCCGTGTCATTTGGATAATCTGTGCCAAAAATGTCTCTATAACATTCTATATAGTCATATGCTTGTTGAATAATTTCTACGTATCCATAAAAATAGACCAAATCTCCGTAACAATCCCTGACATTTTCATAACAAAAACGTTTCTTGGTATCAATAATGCTATTTGTCATTTCAAAATATTGTCGTATTTGCGACCCCAAAAGTTCTTGTAATGAACTAATTTGACGTCTCAATTTAGTATTTTCTTGTATGAGCTTATCAACCTTTTCTGTTAATAATGTTTCTTGGATACTCATTAAACTTGCTTGTTATTATGTCTTTATATTATGTTTTATAATTATAATATGTCTTTATGTTATTTTCTAAATGCTTCTAACACACATAGTATGAAGTAACCGATTTGCAATATAAGCTAAAAATGTGTTGGCTAAAACTAACAAGGCGTTGGATATAAACATCGCATTTACACGTCTAAATCTTGTCACCATAAAATATCCAATGGAAATAGCGCTAAATACAAACAAGATGCCAAAAAGAATAGACAAAAAGTAGAAATAAGCGCAATATTCTCTTGGAAGAGGGCCGAAATAAGTATCCATAAATGAACTCATCTTATAATAAATATTGCGAAAATATTTCCACCTTTGGGAAAGGTCCGAAGGGACTGGCGTTGCGGAGCCAAAAGCTTCGTTTCTTAAAGATGGAAAAATATATATTTAAGAAAAAACAATATAAAGACATTTTATTATATTTAATTGTTTTACTTACTTCGTTAAAACCTTTGGACCTTTCTAAAAGGTTTATAACGTAGTAAAAACGAAGTAAGATTTTATACAAATCCAATCGCCATTCGCGACACATCGCTCGGCAACTTGTATAACAAATTATTTTTATTTTCTTCTGGACAATGGTTTGACGCTAACCATACCAAATATTTTCGCTTTTGCCAATTGGCTTCTTCTATTGCTCGTATTCGCCAATTTTTCATTTTTCCATTTTCATCATATATAATTTCATATAAATAAGGTTTCATTTGTTGTAACCACTTGGCTACTTCCAAATGCCCATTGACACAAGCATAACGAAATGCGTATTCATTTATTGCCGAAATATGAATATTTGGACAAACTTGGAGCAACCATTGTGCGACCTCTAAATGTCCATAGTAACAAACCCTACGAAACGCTTGTTCATTATTTGCGGAAATGTCAATAGTTGGACAAACTTGGAGTAACCATTGTGCCACATGTAAATGTCCTCTAGCACAAGCCCAACAAAATGCTTGTTCATTTTCTGCTAAAATATTAATCTTTGGACAAACTTGGAGTAACCACTTGGCGACTTCTAAATCCCCATTTATACAAGACCAACGAAACGATTGTTCATTATTTGCGGAAATGTTAATAGTTGGACAAATTTGGAGTAACCATTGTGCTACCTCTAAATGACCATTAATACAAGTATGGATAAACGCTCTTTCATTTTGTATCGAAATATCAATATTTGGAT